CGAGCAGTAGCTTCGATACCGTCGCACTCATTATCTCTAGCCCAGTCATTAAACTTCTCAAGCATATCCCAGACCCAATCATTAAAATTGTTTCCGCCAAGGAACATGATGCCGAGCATCCTACGGTTCGGGTAAAACACAATCTCTGTTGTGCCTACGCCATCAATGTTTTTGTCTTCGTCAAATGCAACCCACAGGTGTTGCTTTCCATTAAGAATGGACGCAAACAACATCTCTAGGCTCCATCGACCTTTGGATCTATCAACTGCGCGAGCCAATTCATCGCGCACATCTGGCCATAAGGTGTTCAAGTAGTTAGGTGGGACAAGCGCAATCGTGTGAGTCTTGGCTTTTCTATTAGACTGTTTACTAACACGAGGCTCGTTAGCTATGTCCTTTACAAAAGGAAAGTCTGCTACTTGATTCATACAGGCATCACCTTAGCTTTGTTGACTGGGCGCGGTTGTTCTCGTTTTCCGGTGCGCTCACTGCGAACGCGATCCATCATTCCGTGTAACTCCTCAACGCCAGCATCTGTACTGCCATCACCTAACCCAGAAACCACATCGGCAGGGACAATAAACTCACCGGGGCTTACAGCTACTGGTTGCTGATCACCTATCATACCCGGAACCTTATCATCCATGCCGCCGCCGTTACCGTTTATTTTGCCCTCTGTTTGAGCGCCGGGAACGTTGCCCTGCAAGACTTGACGCCGCAGAATGGCAAATGCCTCTGAGCCAAACTCATCAACAAAACGATTAATTACTGTTTCAGCTTGATCTTCTGGTAGCTGACCCATAACCGCCGCAATAGTAAGGTCAATTATTCTTGAGCCTTGATCTGCCGACATTTCTGTTTCGCCACCCTCAGCAAATCCTCTCCTTCTTGGAGCTTGCTTGGTTGGTGCTGAAGCCTTGGTCGGTATTCCAGCCATTGGATTGGGGTTTATGCCGCCAGAGTTAATGCCGCCTATAGCTTTCCTGTTGGCTTCGATTGCCGCAAGTATTGAGCTATCGTCAAACGTTTGAGGCGCAGGCATGCCAGCAATAGCCTCTCTGTTCGCGGCTATCGCAGACATTATTCCAGAGGTATCAAAAGCTGGGTCTGGTCTGCCCTCAATTGCACTAAGGCGCGATTCAATGCCAGAAAAGTCAGTAGCTGGAATACCAGCTATTGCCTGCCGGTTAGCATCTATTGCAGACATAATGTTAGATGTGTCAAAGGTCGGCATCTCCCGTCCTTCGATGGCACCCAGCCTGCTTTCAATGCCTGAAAGATCTACAGTAGGAATATCTATGCTACCTCTGACCCGATTAGCAATTTCGTCATAGTCAACGGTAGACGGCGCAGGCATACCTGCAATGGCCTCTCTGTTGGCCGCAATAGCATCCATGATCCCAGAGGTGTCATAGGTTGGAATGTCTATGCCCTCTCTGACTCTCTGAGTAATCGCATCATAATCAATTGTTGGCGCTGTATATTCTGGTATATCTATGCCTTCCCGAATCCGTTGAGTGATCAGGTCGTAATCAACCGATGGCGTTTCTCTAGTTTCGATTGCGCCTAGCCTTGATTCAATTCCAGATAAATCTACTGCTGGCATCTCTCTAGTTTCAATCGCTCCTAAGCGAGACTCGATGCCCGACAGGTCGTACTCTGGGATATTAATGCCGCCACGAACCCGATTGGTTATTTCGTCATAGTCAATCTGCGGGATAGTGGGATCTGGTCTTTGTTCTATAGCGGAAAGACGATTAGTGACATCGCTAATACCTGTTAAATCTCTGAAGTTGGCGATAGCTTCTCGACCAGCATCTGACTCTGCGTATTGCGTGTAGTCAAAGTTGCCTAACCCGCCACCCTTGTTTGGCATGCCTGATGTATAAGGAGTTGTTGTTCCCGGCTCTATACGAGGACCACCGGGAGGGCTTCCCGGAGGACCATCTCCGGGACCAGTTCCGGGACCAGTTCCGGGACCAGTTCCGGGACCAGTTCCGGGCGTTGTTCTAGGCGGAGGCGTTGCTGTCTGGAAATAATTTATCTCAGCGTCAAAGCCGGGGCGGTAACCTTGTAACTGCTCAGGGGATATGACTGTGCCATGAAGCTTTTTTTGTCTTGCCGCCGCAGGTCCGGGGCCAAAGATTGCGGGGTTAGATGAGTATTCTCCTGCTGAGTTGAGGCCTTCAGTCATTCGACCTAAACCCCCTTTCCTAAAATTTTGTACTGTGCGCCCACCTCCTGCGAGCGCATGAAGACCACGAAGATTAGCCATGTAATTGTTAGGATTAACGGTTGTTATTCCTCCAGCGGCAAAGCCTGCCGCAAGATTTCTTTCTGCTCTGCGGCGATCCTCTTCTTGCTGTCGCTCAAACTCACGAGCCTCACGAGCAAAGCGCTCTTGCATCTCTATCTCGCCACGCTTGCCTTCGCCCGTTCCGATAGTAGCCAGCGTTCCGGGTTGAATTAATTGTGCGCCAGCCGCTCCGGGGTTTTTGACAACGCCTGAAAGACGATCGAAGCCTGACGTTTGTCGGTTGATATCACCAATTCTATTTTTGAAAAAATCTTCTTGAGCTTGCCGTGCTGTAAGCTGAGTTTCCAGCCCTTCAATTTTTTGAAGTTGTGCGGCTCTAGCTGGATCCATTGCGGCGGCAGAAAGAGCATCAGGAGTCTGATTAACCGCGCTAAAGCTTGCCTGCGAAGGATCTACTGTAGACGGGGCTAACATAGATGATACATCTTGCTGTGGTGGTAAGGCGGCACTAACTTCAGGTGCAGGCATAGTTGCCAAGTCTGCTTGAGCCTGAGCTAGCTCCGTGCCTGTGTTAGCGATAAGTTCTTGGCTTTCTCCTAGTCCTTTCGTGGCACCTGCAAGCTCTGTGTTTCCAGCAAGCTGTCCTGCGTTCATCACCTGACCCAAGCCATAACCAGTTAAGCCAGAGAGGATTCCCTTCTTAAGGTCTCCCGTCACAGCTGTGGTGGCAAGGCCAGAACCAATCGCACTAGACAACGCCGCATTTCCTGCTATTCCTGTCAATGCCGAACCAAGAGCCGTACCTCCTAGTAAGCTAGAGCCACCTAATGCACCAAGCGCAGTGCTACCAAATGCACTACCCAACAGCGGAGCTAAGAAAGGCAGGAATGCCTCTGGCTGTCCTGTGACTGGGTTGGTTGTAAGCGATCCTGTTGGCGATAAAGCCGCGATTCCCTGAACCTCAACGGGGTTCATGTGAACAAGCATGGAGTCTCCATACCGGCCATATTGCGCCATTTGGTTTGCCATGCCCTGTAGAGGCGGTTGTTGGTTCATCATTAGCTTGTCTCCACTCCGAAGAGGTTGAACGCGAAGTCTCCCGAACTCGCATAAACTTTTATTACGTCTGTCTGGTTTAAGCACATGCCAATCACCACCGTTTTAGTAGTGTGGTTTGCCAAAGATTCTGTGTGAAATAAGAACTGCTTATCGTCAGCCGCCGCGCCGCCAACGTGAACGCTAACCCTAAACGTGCCTTGGTTACTGCCAAAGTTGCAGATAACCAAAGAACTAACAGTGGTTTGCGTAAGATCAGGTACGGTGTACAGATCTGTTGTTGTCGTGGCTGATGGGTTTACTTGGCCCAGTACCTTAATGACATCGGTCATGAGGCACCCATTAACAAAAACTGAAACCGACGCATAGCAAGCGAGCCATCTTTATCGCCTTGGGTTTTTGCTAATTGCACATCGTTTTCCACAGTCTGGAATGTAAACTCTAGTGTGCGGCGAAACACCGCTTCGTTTTCGTAGTTGTATTCCTGCTGTGGTACAGGCATTGGGGTATTACGTCTGGAGGTCATCTTCTGCCGTCCTGTCTCATCTCAAATCTAAGCGTACCCAGTCGCCAGCCATAACCTAATCCCGAGCTTTCAATGCGTACAATCGCATGACGCGCTCTGTTTCTAACGAACGACTGCGTTGATGTTGGCGTTACTGTTGAGGTTGACAGTGTTGTTGAACTCTCAAGCGGAAAGTTTGAACCCTTGATCACAATGTCCGCCGTTGCATCACCTGTGTGACCACTAAATGTAAAGTCGGGAATGATGCGGTTCATATACATAAAGTATTCGCCCTCACCCAACTCAACATCGCCTGACTCAATGTATGCCGTCATAGGCTGATCGTCGTCGTCAAAGCCAACCTCATGCTCGTACAAGTAGTTGTTGCCACCGTTGATTGCTGTTGTCGCCAACGGCTTGTTACGTGTACCAGCACCAATCCAAGTACCGCGAGCCAATGTACCAACTGCCCACAGGTTCTCTTCATAATTATACGACACGTAATTAGTAATCTCAGTGTCTCCAGTGCCCACCGGATAGAACCAAATAACCTCGTTGAAGTCGTTGTTCTCTGCCGCAAACACCTTGAATGCTTGGTCTTGGTTTAGGTTAGAAAACACATGGTCCTTAACCGTACATGGCAGTGGCTGTACCGCACCGTTGTAAACATAGAAGTTGCCACGATCCATGAAGTACACCGCACCACGAGCATTGACCGCCGCGTTAGGTGAGATCATGGATATGTCAGAACTCAAACGAGTGAACTCAAAAATAAACGGCGAGCCAACAAACCGCATCGAGTGCAAGCTAACATCCGTCCAGATTAGAATCTCTTGTCTGGCTTGTACTGCGCCAATAATCTGAGAGCCTGAGTTAATTCTTACGCCACCTGCTGTGTTAGTCGCAGTAGGCGTCCAATCTGCCGCATTCTCCTGATCTGAGAATCGAACAAATAATGGGTCAATGTTTGACGAACCAATTGGGTTGGTGCCGAATGCAATAACGTGTTGATCAATGTCAGACACCATAACCTGTAGCGCAATTGTTGGTGTGTTCGACGCACCTGCCAGACTGCCAATCTCAATTGCACGAGTGCCTGTACCGCTTGACTCATCCCAGTAATAGATGCCGCCACCACGAGTATTGAATATCAGGTCTTCGCCAAAGTTGTCTTGGCTATACAAACGAAGCTGACCTGCGGCTGACACAGAGCTTGCACTGCCCCATGTTGATGCGCCCCATGCACCAGCGCCCCATCCTGTACCGCTGACAAACGTGTTCAGTCCGGTATTAATCTGATACGTGCCAACTGTTGATGAGCCGCCGTTGCCAGTATCGCTGGCATTTGCTGTGACTTCCACGTCATCGGCGTCTTTTGCAATAATCGTGTAGCTGTTGGTGTCTGGCACCGTGGCAATCTGATACTCCTTGTTGAGTACCGTTGCTGTAATGTTGCCACCCAAGGTGACTGCACCAGAAAAGGTCACGAAGTCATTGACCACCGCACCGTGTGCTGTATCTGAGACTGTAATGGTTGACGATCCATTAGTCGCAGAGAACGTTACATCACCTGCCGCAGTTGTTGCGCGGATAGGAGTAACGTCGTTAAACGAGCTACCCTCTGCTACATAAAACTTAAGGTTAGTTCCTAATCCTATGTATTTGATCGACTCTAGCGATGACCAATCGTGTAATGATCGGCAAATCCCAAGAAAAGAATCTGTACTGTATTTTTGCCAGCCGCCTATTTTTTCTGGGCGACCCTTCCTGAACCTAATCTTGTCAGAGTCGAACCAGCCTGCATCAGCAGTGTACTCCGTCCCTTCCTTATCAACTCCGGGATTGAACTGAATTTTG